TTAGGAAGATCTGTTGTTTGTGGATTGCCTGAATTTTGTAAGGCTATCTGATCTTCAACTAAAGTTAAGGCAGCCTGCTCTGATGTTACTGTTGCACTATCAGATAAAACTATTGCTGTTTGACTATCTATTTGTCCATTAAGAACTGTCATACTATCTGTCAGAGATAAGACTGTTGCTGATTCTGAGGCTACTATTTGAGCCATAGCAGTCTGAGTTTCTACCGCTTGAGCCAGGGAATTCTGAGTAGAAATAACATTGTTAACAGCCACAGTAGCACTATCTACTACTGTCTGAGCCTGGGTAATAGAAGTATTTGCCTGTGTAATAGTGGCTGTAATGGTCTCTGTAGGGCTTGTAATGGCTGTTGCTTGGGTCTCTATGACTGCCGTGGTAGTTTCAGCCTGAGTAATTGTAGCCTGTGCTACCTCAATTATGGCTGTAGCACTTTCTACAGATGTATGCACTATAACTGTTGAAGAAGAATCTATTGTTGCCGTTGATGTATCAGACGAAGATACTTGGTTTGTTACTGTTTCATCTGCATGTGCTTGGCTAATTGGAGATAAGATAAACCACAAACCCACCAAAAAAGCAACTACCCCACTTTTTAGTAGGATCTTTTCGATAGAGGGCACATCCTTTCCGATGTTTGATAGTCTTATTATATCATTTTGTTGAAATAAAAAAGAGGGTTAGCACTTGGCTAACCCCCTAATTTATAAAGTTTTACTTCTTAAGAAGTGCAACCTTAGACTTTGGATTCTTCTTGTTCCATTTAGTTGCAAGAGAATTATACTGCTTTACAAAAGCAGCACGATCAGCAATTGCCTTAGCATCTGCTGCTGCCTTATCAGCCTTAAGTGTTGTAATTTCTGCCTTAAGGCTATCAAAAATTCCCTGCATTGCGGTAATCTGTGCAACTAATGCTGCAAGAGTAGCGTTTGTGCTAGAAGAAGAGTTTGATACCTTCGCTGTTGCAGATACTGCTACCTGTCCAGCCAAAGGAAGTGAAGTTCCACCAGTTGCTGAAATTGTTACAGTGTTTTCTGTCAATGGCATAAATACCTTGTATGACTTAACTGTATCAGTATCAGTTGTAACTGATGTTGCTGTAAGAATATCTGAACCTGAACCAAATGCATAGGTTGAAGTAATTCCACCTGTTGCAAATAGAGCAGAGTGTGTCTTTCCAGATAATGGAAGACCTGCTGCATCAAGAACTGTTACTCTAATAGTTGCTGCTTCTCCTGGAAGATATGTGTCCTTGTCAAAAGCCAACTTTACAGTTGCTGCTGGTGACTCTACACGTACTGCAACTGAGTTAGAAGAGATTGTTCCAGACTTAATTGTAACTGCAACATCTCCAGCCTTAACACCAGTAAGAGTAAATACTGCCTCACCATTAACAATTGTTGCTGCTGTACCTGAATCAGATACTGTTGCAATATTGCTTGAGAAAGCATTAAGTGTTCCTGCTCCAACTGTTACGCCAGAAGCATCCTTTGCTACTGCCTTAACTGTAGTTGTGTTTGCACCAAGTGCAATAACAGACTTGACTGGAGTTGCTTCGATTGTAGCAATGTCTCCATAGAATGTTACCTTCTCTGTTGCAAGTACTGTACCTGTAAGTGTTGTAATTGTAATTGTTCCAACTCCTGCAGTACCGTCAGCAAATACGCCAATGTAATTTCCTGAAGGGATAACAACTGAACGACCAAGAAGTGACATTGTTGTGGCATTTGTGCCATATCCAATTGCTCCTGATCCAGTTACTGTAGCAAGAAGCGACTCTGAAGTTGCTCTGCCTGCTGCATTCTTTTGTGCAATAACAATAACTGCTGCTGCATCTGTTGCTGCTGCCTTTGGCGCAAATACTGAATCATCTGCTGTAGCAGTAATTACTTCACCTCTATTAAGAATTGAAGTTGTTGTTGAAGCAGATGGAACTGTATCTCCAGCCCCTACTGTTACTGTCCATGCAACTGATGGACCAGTTGATGGGCGAGTTGTAATAATTCTTGCCTCGTATGTACCTGCAACTGATGGAGCAACCAAAGATACTGTAAACTTTGCAGTTACATATCCTGGAGTATTAACAGTTGAGTTAACATCTGCTGAAAGATTAGTGTTAGCAATTGCTACAGTTGCTGTTGATGTTTCTAGCAATGTAATTGTTGCTGACTTGTTAGCCGTTGATGGCTGTGCAAACATAGCAGAAAGCACGGTTGCTGTATCTGCTGTTGTTTCTGAAATAAATGACAGTGTAACTACTGCTGTTGCAGTTTCACCAACTAGAATTGAGTCTGTAGCAGAATCAATCGTTAGTGTAGGTGCAATCACAGCAGCACTTGTCGGAAGTGCCGATAGTACGCCAAAGGACATTGCTGCAGCGAGTCCTAGAGCGATTTTCTTAAATGAATTCATCTTTCTCCTTGTTTGTTTGTTTATATTAAGTTGAATTTATCGAGGAAATCCTTAACATCGTTAGGCATTTCTCGATTATCCAATTCTACCATATCCCTTTGTTTTTGTGCAAGTCGTGTTGCAGAACTCCAGGTATGGACATCTATTTCTGTATTATTAGTCTTTGCTGTGTGAGAGATAGCCCCAAATACGGCGCCACATACAGCATCTGCCAAGTCTTTAGATTTTTTACGGGGGTGATCAACACGGTTGCCCTTCATAATCTTTAACTCTGACATTTCTTCAAGCAAGATTGGAATCATGGGAATTGAAACACGCTCCTCATAAATCATCATAGCCAAATCCTCATAGTGTTTCTTTGCAACAGAAACAGTTTCAGTCCTAATTCCTACTGCTTGCAACTCATTTTGAATATCAAATGACTGCCATCGGTCAAAAGAAACCATGCCAAGATTAAATCCTTGTCTACGTAAGTTCATAATCCACTGCTTGACTTCTGATAGGTTAACTGGACCTTCTGCTCTTGGTTCCCACCAGGCTACTGCATCCACTACAACAATTGGCGCTACCTGTTCATAATCTTTAATGACCTGAATGTTTACCCACTTATCTACGTGAGCAATAGCAACTGCACACTTGTCATGCTTTTGTGCAAGGTCAGCATGTATATAATAAACCTTATTCTCATCTGGCTTAAAGGTTTCATCAAACCTTCTGAACTGATCTAGTGGATTTCTTGTGTTCATACATTTTTCTAGTTTATCTTTTTGCTTAAAGAAAGCATCTGATGCATATGTTGGCATACAAGCAAAGCGCATCATTGCATCTCCTAGGTCTGTGTAAAAGGCTAATTTAAAATCTTCTATTTTACGAGTAGGATTAACTTCCCAAGTTGGTCTTTTAAATGCATAGACTCTTGGTATTTTATATGAAAGTATTGTATCTTCATCCCACGAAATTTCAAACTGGTTTCCTGGATCATCGTGTGGCAAGTCTTCGTTCATGATAAACGTATGTCTACGCTCAATAGTTTCTTTATCAGCAATAACTGCTTCATATCGTTGGGAAATAAAGTCACCTTGATATCTGGGGAATGAAAGCAAAACAACTTTACCAAGATCAGGGAAACGAGAATCTACGGTACCACGGAAGGCTTTATAGATGTTATCAGCAGTTTTTCCTTGTTCGTTACCAGTACCTACTTCTGTAGCAAAACCAGAAATCTCATCAAGTACTGCCATAAGAAGGTTTAAACCCTCATGAGATTCTCTTTCTGAATGACCAGAATAAACTGTAATTGCCTTATCGAATTCAATTGAGTCAGCCTTAGCGTTATACTTACCCGCAAACCACGGAGATTTTTCAATCTTTGTTTTAAAGCCTTTAAAGAAAACGTTCTTAGCCTGTTGTGCGTTAACAGCAACGTTAATAATATCAATTGCGTCTCCTGCAGGCTTGCCAAAGTATGTTGCTGGATCCTTTAGGCAAAGTAGTTTATATACTACATATGCACATGCCACGGTTGAAATAAAATCTTTGCCACTACCCTTGCCAAGTTGGAGAATCAATTCATTTTTTGTATATTTATTAAAATGATTTAAGCCTTCGGCTTGACCCATAAGTTCTATCAGGTCTTCTTTGCGATAAATTTGACTCATTGCCTCTACTATTTCATATTGAATATCAGAAAGCAGTGGTTGACCAAGATATTCAGGAGACTGAACAAAGGTTTTTACATCTACTGGAGTTTCAATAAAATGGTTTTCTTTTAAAACATCAAGAAACTCATTGAACATCGTGGACAATTGTAATCACTTCGCCTTCTTTTGCAATAGAAGAAAGTCTATGCATAATTAAGTCACGTATTTCTGGATGCTCTGAAGCAACATCTCTAAGAATTCCAATAAGGACTTCTTGTTTTCTTTCAATCTCAACCATTTCTTCTGCAAGTTCTTTGTTCTCAAGTAGACCAGCCTTTTGAAGCATTTCAATTCTAGACTTTTCAATATCCATAACAAGTTTAATAGCCTGAGTTTTTGCACTAAGATTATTAGTCAAACTTGATTCATCAATAACCTCATAAGCCTTTGTTATAAGTTTGCTGTAATGTGTGTCTGCTCCAGCAAGAGCCTCTTTAGCACGAGCACGAATAGCATCATTGGCAGAAGCCATAACTTTCCACTCATTAATTAATGCAACAACACGAGTTCTTGGCATATCTAGGTCTTTGGAAATCTTAGTTGGATCTTGACCCTTTAAATATTCAGTTACAACCTTGTTAACTTCATCAAGATGCTCTATTAGTTCTACTTCACTTGACAATGTATTTACCCTCTAACCTATTTATTTCATCTTTAATATAAAAGATTGCCTTTTCAAGATCTTGAATTGTTTTTTCTTCATCTTTAAGACCTGCTCTCCAAAGATATTTAAAAGCATTTCCAATATTAAAATTACGATGTCTAGTTATTTGAATACATTCAACACCAGAAGGATCTGTTGTATAGTGTAATGGATGATTAACTTGGTCAACTGTAATGCTTAACTCTGTATGATTACTCATCTGATTCATCCTCTTCCCAATCAAATGCTTCTGGCATACCTTTAAGCGCTGTGATAACATAGGTTAAACCTACTGCGCCAGCAATTCCAATTCCAATTAAAACCTTTTGTGCTTTATTCATCGTCGTGACTTCCTTAGTCCAAATTTAGCAAGGTAAACATAGATTGTTTCTACGCTTGCCCCGCACTCTTTTGCAATCTCTTCTGGAGACTTTTTATCCATAAGAAACCTCTTACGGAGCCAAACCTCTGATGTATATAGTTTACCAGCCATAGCGTTATTTGTCAACCCCCAAAGCCTTATTCCAATTATTTACAGCCCAATGACCAATGCCACAGGCATCAGCCACATCGTTATCAGTAATAGTCTTTTTATACTGAAACTCTATAAAGTCCATAGTTCTTTGTTTTCTAAGATTACGCTCAAAGGTTTTATACCAAGACAAAGACTTTCCAGGATTTCTAACAGCAATCATTGCTCTTTCATCTTTAGATATCTTTTTGTTACCAATATAATTTTGCCAGGTAATAGGTGAAACTTTTCCCACTGTAGTAATTCCACACATAGCGGCAGCACCAAGAAGAGCACCCTGAACCAATGCAAGATCGGCAGCAGTCTTAGGGCTATTCATAAATACCGTATGTTCAATTACTATAGCATCTGCCTTCATAATTGTTTCAAAATATGCCTTAGTTTTTCTAGCAGCATCCCCCACTTTAGCGTATATGTCTTCACCTTCAAAGTTTATCTTACCAATTTCTTTTAAATCTTTTTTATCAAATACAGCAAAAGCAAGGCTATTTGTACTAGCGTCTATAGCACAAACACGATCTGGCTGAACCTCTATGCCCCACTTATTCTTGCTCATAATCAATAAACCCCTTTAATTCTTTTAACATTTTTGCTACTTGTTTTTCACTTACATTGCAGTTAGCACAAAATCCAGAATCGTTATATATTGATAACTGGGTTTGGCAACCACCTATCAAAATATGTATCACATCTGTCACAGAGTTTCAATCAGCCCCTCCATAGATTTGATTTTAACAACTCCAGCGCCAGCCTCATCACATGCTGCTTTGATTGGGCATGTCTTACATATTTTTGAATTAGCACGATAATTTTTAGTTGGTAGTGTTCGATCAACCCAAGCCTTACGAACATCACGCATCCATTGGAAAGTTGCATCAATCCACTGTCGATAATAATCGTCTACTTCAACTGGAAGAACTAAGAGTTCATGATTATTTTTATTCTCATAAATCAATACACCCTTTTTCTTACCAAGAATCTTCATATAGATAAGCAACTGAATTAGGTGACCAGTTTTAGGCTTCATTGAGTTCTTACGATACTCAAACCCTTCGTTAAGCATTGTCTTGATTTCTCCGACAATCTCTTCGCCTTCCCAGTCAAGCATTGCATCACCATATCCAAAGATAGGTGGATCATCATATCTAATCTTAAATTCTGTTGTTGGCTGGTTATCGTCATCACGGTATACCTTGGCAACTCCAGCATTGATCATGGCATCTTGAATTCTTGCGTGTGACAATGTTCCAGCAGTCATATTTGCTGCACCATAGGCATCTGCGTTGTCTTCAAATGTAGCACCATCAAATGCAAGATACCAATAGCGTGGACACTCTCCATGGCTATAGGCAATTGTTGATGGGGCAAATGTTTTTTTGGTTTGAAACTTTGGACCACGATTTACAACGTATCCAGATTTAATCTTTTCAATCAGCGCATCTGCATCCAGTATGGTGCTTTTCTTAGAAACACTTTTGAGCATAACCTGCTGTAATAAACTTTTTGTCATTATATCCCCTTGTTTTATATAAGTATAGCATGTTATCGCATTATGTATTTAAGTGCTGATACTAAGTTATTTACTGCTTCTGCTGCTGTATAGTAAATGTTTTTCTTTGCTCTGTTGTTTTTATCTACATTTGCCATCCAAGTAGCCTTTAGTGCTAACTTTCCTGCAATAGCCTGAAGTCTAACGATTTCAATACTGGCTACTGGAGCAGGGATATCTGGTTTAATGATTAACTTAGCAATCATTGTTAGAGCCGTATTGAGTTCTTCATCTTCCATAAACTCAGCAATCTCTGCCAAACCATTAATCATTTCTAGTGTTGTTTGCCCTGTACCCTCTGTCATTTTATTCTCCTTCTATCAACTGTTCTAGTAGTTCTAATTCTATAATAGCCAGACGTACCTTCTTTGTACCCTCGCCTAAAACAATCACTAGCGCTGGATCCATATTTTTCTTTAGAGCATCAGTAACTGCTTTTGCCCATACATCTTGGTTAAGTGTAAAAGATTTAGAGCACTCTTTGAAGTCTAAAACAAAGTTATGCCAAGAAGCATCTCCCTTTGTATTATTTCTTCCAGAGTTTTTATGCTGCTTAGCACCTATTCTTTTAGATTCTCCACGCTCACTCATTTTTAAAATCACTTTTCTTTTTCTTTGGAGGAATGAGATTTACTTTTGATATATGTTTTTCTGGACACATCCATGTTGCATCCCCACTTTCAGCCCAATATCTTAAAGATGTAACTTCAACTCCACACTTCTTACATGGAAATTTTCCAGGATATACAGTAAAATCTTTAGCCATTATTCAACTTATCTTTAAGACTTTGCTGTAAGTCAAGGTCTTCCTTAACACGAGCAATAAAACCATCTCTACCTTGAACTTTAGTTCCATCATCTAGTTGGTACCATGCACCAGTTCTATTTACAAGACCTGCTGCTTCTGCTGTATCAACTAAATCTCCTATGGAGTCGATTCCTACTTCATCTCCTCTAAAATAAAAATCATACTCACCTGATTGAAATCCTGGAGAAGTTTTTGAGAACTGCAGTTCCCAACGAATCTTTCTACCAATCTTTTCTTCAATTAACTTATCACCAATCTTTATTTTGCCTTTAATTGCTTGGTTATCCGATTCGGACGAAAACAATTTAATAACAGTAGAAGAATAGAACTTAGTAGCCTGACCACCAGTAGGCTGCTGGCTAGTATACATAGCATTAATATTGTTACGGCTTTGACTAATAAGAACAAAAAGCGTTGGCTTAACTTTATTATTTGCATAGTTAATCATCTTCCAAGCATTGGAAAAGTCACGAGACTCTGCACCAATTTGTTTTGTGTTTTCAAGTTGCTTGAGTTCATCGGAATCCTTTTCAAAATAGATTGCTGGAAGTAATGATGTAATTGAGTCAACAACCACAATATCAACACCAGCGTTGATTAGGTTTGTACCTACGTCAACCATTTCATTAATTGTACGAGCCTGAGAATAAATAAGTTTAGATGAATCTACTCCAAGACGTTCTGCCCATGCTTTATCGTATGACATTTCTGCATCAATCCATGCACAGATCTTTCCTTCTTTCTGTGCTAGACCAATCATCTGAAGGCATAGAGAAGACTTTGCAGAGGATTTAGAACCCCAAACAAGTACTTGACGACCATATGGTAATCCACCTGCTAATGCACGGTTTAAACCAAAACTGGGAGTTGCTGCATATTCTGTTGGAGGTACTGAGTCTCCAACCATAATAGTCTTACGCAACTTAGGGTTAAGTTGTGCCAATACTTCTTCCATTGTTACTGACATTAGAATCGTACCCCGTGTTTTTCTGGTCTAGTTTTATTAAAATCTACTTTTTCTCTTAACATTTGATCAAGAGATAGTTTTGTATATCCAGCCTCTACCATGCCAGCATATAAATCTAATGTACGGATAATGATGTCTGCAAATTCTTTAGTTATTTCTTCTTCACCCTTATCTTTACGTACTGCTTCCATTACTTCAGTAACCTCTGAAACAATCATCATACACTGCTTAGCAACAAAAATATCGTCTATTGCATCGCTATCTTCTGGGCTTCCCCAAAAACCTTTTTCAACTGCTACCTTATGTAATTCAATTGCTAGATTATCAAACACGTTATCGTACATTTACTTCCTCCAATGTAATTGTTCCATCTTTTGTTTTACCAAACTTAAATTTATAAGCATTGCCTTCTTCAATATGCATGTATGCCTGTGCAAACGAAGTTGGAAATACTGTAACTGGGTGCAAATCTCTACTAGTATCTGCTAAGGTTAAAGAAGCCATTTTTTTACCAGCCTTTGTAATTCTTGGCTTAAAGGAAACAACAAACATTTCCTCTTCTGTAAAAGGCAATTGCTTATAATTTAAAAACTTTACAAGTGCATTTGATGAACCTTTAATCTCTTCTACTGGAATAGCAGAGACAATTCTGTTATCAGTAGCCAGAAGAAGGTAAGTCTTCCCTGGCTCAATCATTGTTTGTTCTTCATCAAAAATGCCAACGGATCCAGTCTTGTCAAGAATTTCTACTCTAGACCAACCTTTGCCACGCTTAATACTTTTAACCATACCCATTAATACAAAAGAACCCTTTTCCTCAAAATCACAAACCTCTTGAATAAATGCATGGTAATGGGATGGGACTGTAATGTTAAACTCAGGAAGATTTAAATAATCATAAAGATTTTCTTTAATCTCTTGCTCATTACGTGGATTATCTGGGAAGTTAGCAGCACCAATAACTCTTAATGCTTGTAGTGCCCTGCTGTTTACTCCATTTCCTTTTGTAAAGGTAAATTCTTCAAGTTCTTTGTATGAACTAAATGGTCGTGCCGTAATGTATCTCTCTGCAATTTTGTCAGATATGTACTTGATAGCAGTGAGTCCAAACCGAATACCCTTACCCTCAATTTTAAAATCAATATCCGAATCGTTAATGTGAGGTAACTTAATACTAATGCCCATTCTTTTCGCTTCAATAAGATACTCAGTTCTTCCATCTTTATCCTTTTCGTTTTTAAGAAGTGCAAACATAAACTCAAGAGGGTAGTAATATTTTAACCACGCCGTCCAATACGAGACTGTAGAGTAAGCAACCGCATGAGACTTGTTGAACGAGTAGCCTGCATGCGCCTCAAAGTCATGCCATAAATCAAGAGCCTGATTGGGACTAATATAGGCAGAAGCACCTTTAACGAATTTGTCTTTGAATACGTCAAACTCTTTAGCATCTTTCTTCTTGCCAATGATCTTTCTAACTTTATCTGCTTCCGACATGGACATACCGCCAAGGTGTACGCATGCTTGCATAACTTGTTCCTGGTATAAAACACAGCCATAGGTATCCTCCGTAAATGGTTTCATTACCTGATGACTATATGATACCGACTGTTTTCCATGCTTACGAGCAATATAGTCTTTACCAATAGTGTTCATTGCGCCAGGTCGAACTAAAGCGTTTGATGCAGCAAGTTCATTTAGGTTCTTTACACCCATCTTAATAAGAAGGTTTGTATATGGTGTTGCTTCACACTGAAATACACCCTTAGTGTATCCACTGGATAACATTTCATATACATTTGCATCGTCCATATCAATATTTAATAAGTCTATATCTTTAAAATGATTTTGTTTGACCATTTGTAAAGTATCTTGGATTACACTTAAAGTCTTTAACCCAAGAGCATCTATCTTAATTAAACCAATTCTTTCAGCCTCTTCCATATCCACAGCAACCACTGGAATGCGATCATCGCTACCAGTACTAGAGCGTGTTTCCATAGGTGCATGTCTAAAGATTGGTTCTTTTGATGTTACAACACCAGCAGCATGAATTCCAGTACCACGGATTCTGCCACGAAGTTTATCTCCATAGATTTCTACTTCAGGGTATTTTTCACGGAACCATGCAGTTGTTTTAGAACTACAATACTCATCCCATGTATCTACTAACTTTAGAACTTTGTTAACATCTGTTAATGGAATATCTAAAACTCGTGCAACATCTCGCACTACACCCTTATCTTTGAACTGAAGGAATGTTGCAATTGATGCTACGTGTCTATACTGTCTAACTAAATAATCTTTAACTTCTTCACGTCTATTATCTTGAATGTCTGTATCAATATCAGGAAAGTCATTACGCTCTGGGTTAATAAAACGGAAGAATAGAAGTCCATGTTCAATTGGATCAATTTCAGTAATGCCAAGTGCATAACATACCAAAGAGCCTGCAGCAGATCCACGACCAGGACCTACCATAATACCCTCCTTCTTTGCCCAACTAATCATACTTTGCACAACAAGAAAGTATGGACCAAAGTTCTTTGTTTTAATAATCTCTAACTCTTCATCAAGACGAGCAAGATATTCTGGATTACTATCAAACCCACGAACCTTTAAACCTTCTAGTGCAAGAGATTTTAGTTCTTTATCAGGATTCTTGTATTGTACTGGTAGGAGGTTTAGACCATCTTTAATGTCATAGTCCTCTATCTTATCTGCAATGGTTATAGAGTTGATATACATGTCTTCTCTTACAATACCCTGCGATTCCATGGCTACCTTCATCTCATCATAAGATAAAAGATGGATGTCAAACTTATTAAATGACATTTGGCGATCTTCACCATACAAATAATCAAGACGCTTCATCATTCCATTTTGCTTTTTAGACTTATCATAGGTTACATCTTTTTGAACTTTAGCATGTGAGTTCATTAATAGTTTAAATTCTTGAATCTCTTTTTGTGATTCATCAACATGGTGACAGTCTGGTGTTACGACAGTTTGTACCTTGAACTCATCTGCAAGTTCTGCTAGTTGCTTATTAACTTCTGCACCATTGTGTGGCATGAGTTCCATATAAAAATCATCTTTAAATACACGCTTGAACCACTCAATGTGCTTCTTAGCCTGAGCATACTCCCCATGCTCCAAGGCTTTTGCAATGATACCGCTTAGACATCCAGATAAAACAATAATGCCTTCGCTGTACTTTTCTAGAACTTCAAAGTCAAAGCGTGGCTTACTAAAATATCCTTCAGTCCAAGCGATTTCATTAATCTTGTTTAGATTTTCTAAACCAAGTTGGTTCTTAGCGAGAAGGATAATGTGATTATAGACCATATCAGTTGGCTCAGTGCGTTCTGCCTTTGCCCTTTTATCAAATCTATCAGTACAAAAATATCCTTCTACGCCAAGAATAGGCTTTACACCTTTTGCTTTTGCAATTCGGTACAGTTCCCGATGCCCAGATAAGGTTCCGTGATCTGTGATAGCCAATGCTGGCATACCAAGTTCAACTGCTCGGTCTATATATTCTTCTGGAGTAGCAACACCATCAAATAATGAATAGTGTGTATGTACGTGTAAGCCTACGTAATTCATCTACTACCAGTCGATGTTGGTAGCAGAAGAAGTTGATGGACCGTCAAAGCCCAAATAGAATGCCTCTTGCTCAGCATATGGAATTTTCTTCAATGCTAGTTCTAGAGGATATGGTTTTACTTCTGCCCAGTCAAAAGGTTCCTTGTCTGGAGCACCTGGAATAATTGTGTAAGATGTTTCAGTTCCCTGACCATTACGCTTTACTTTCCAGAGTACGTTTGAGATGCTTCCTGTTTCAAGAGCATACTCACGAATTGTGTTAAATGCTGACTGCTTGCTAACACCCATTGACCAGATTGCAACATAAGGTGCTTCAATGCCGTCATCTACCAAAACGTTGCAATAGAAACGAAGACGTGCTCTCCAGCCAGCCTTTGGATCCTTGCGGTGCATCTCTTCTGCCCAGTCACGACCTTCTGATTCCATTGTGTCTACAGCCTTACGCTTATAGTCCTTTGGATTTGTGTGTTCTTTAACAACTAGTGCAAGACCACGTTCTGCATTATAGTTTGCAGAGTCTTCATCTAGTTCTTCAATGAAACGAATTTTTACTGATTGACCGTCGGCAAGTTTAAGCCACTTTACCTTTGGTGAGTTTTCATCATACTTTGGCTTGTCGAGCAGGGCATTAATATTTTTGAGTCCCTTTACTACGCTCATGTGTTTCTCCTTTGTTTGTTATATTTATTTTAGCATAGCCGATATAGAATTGTCAAACTGAAACTCAAGTTTTCTGATTGAATCATCATCCATATCACCTATGTCTTTATATTTTTTATCTAGATTAACAATAGTTACCATTGATCCAAGTTTTTCAATTAACTTTTCTGTCATGATAATTCCTGCTTCATCATTATCTGCTATTAGTACAACGTTGTTGAAGTACTTCTCTAATAGTCTGATTTGTGATACAGACACATTAGCACCCAGAGTTGCAACTGCTGGGAAACCTACTTGATCTAATCGTATTGCATCAAATGATGATTCTACGACATATACAATGCTTGATGTTTTAATTCTATTAAGATTGAATAGTATCTTACTTTTTGGAAGACCTGGAGTATTCTTAAACTCTTTACCCTCGATTGTTCTAGCAACAAAGCCCAGGCACATTCCTTCGTGATTATGCATTGGTACTGTAACTGAATCTTGTTTTTCTGAATATCCAAGGCTAAATTTGATCATAGAATCTTTTGTAATCTTACGACCTTCAAAATATCTAATTGCCCTAGGAGATTCCATAGCCTGATTATTTAATCTTTTAATAAGTAGTTCGTCATACTGAACAAAGTCAGGTGGACTATAAAGTGTTTTATTTATTACACTAGTAAGATCTGTTTCTTGACCCTTGCTACGAATATATCGAACTGCCTCAAAGTATGTCCTATTGGATATAGTCATAACAAACTCTTCTAAACTTTTGGTTACTTGACATCCAAAACAAAAGAACCTACCATGCTCTTTAGATATTTCTCCTGCAGGAGTTCTACTATTATTATGATAAGGACAATACACAATTAGTTCATTACCAAACTCAGCCTCAACATCTACGCCAATTCCGTTTAATACTCTTCTAATTTGCTCTTCTGTATATATGTCTGTCATTTTATTTTCCGTCTTCGTAATCTTTGTATCTGTAATAACCTTTATCAAAATCTACTTGTACTAAGAAATCACCCATAAAACCATTACGATTCTTTCTAAATACACACTCAATAATATCACTATTGGTAGCACGACCAAGAGCCATTACCCAGTCAGCATCATAAGCAATCTGTCTAGACCATGCTGTTTGACCCAGAGTAGGTGCACTACTAAGATCTTTTACATCATCTGGAGTAGCAGAAGAAATAGCAATAATAGGAACTTCTTCACTAATAGCCATAAGTTTAAGTTCTCGTGAAAGGTTCTTCATTCGTACCGTTTCATTATCTGACTTTTGATTTGGACTCATAAGTTGTAGGTAGTCTACAATAACAAAGTCTGGCTTATACTGATCAATCTTTCCACGAATAACGGAGGGTGTAACTTCACCACCATTGTCATTTGAAATAATGTGAAACTCTGGTCTGCCTGCAACCTTATTAGCATGCCAATTTTTAAGCATATCAAGTTCTACTTCACCATTGCTTAATTTTCTATGTGACCAAACACCTTCACCCATGATTGCAAAAACACGATTACGAACTTCTGTTTCAGACATTTCAAGAGAAATAATTAATGGAGACTTTCCTTGCTTCCATGCTTGCACTGCAAAGTATAAAGCCATCCAAGACTTACCAATTCCAGGGTAAGCAAGAAATACTCCAAGTTGACCTGGCATAATTCCAGAAGGTAGATAGTTATCAAATCCTGGAAGATTAGTTTTAATTCCAATTTGACCAGTCTCTTTTTGTTTTTGAACATTTTCGTAATATGCAATAGCAGACTCTAAATCTGTAGCATCAATATCACGTATAGCAGAGGTATTCTTTTTTAATTCTGAGGTCTTAGTGATAAGTTCTTCTAATGCTTTTGAACCTTCTCCACCCTGCACTTCTCCTGCTGCAGACCTCAATATATCTTTTAGACTATCATTTAAATACTCAGTCTGCAATTCTTCAAGATGATGTTTAGTTGCTCCGACACCAGATACTGGTTCAAAATCTCTAAATTTTTCTACAACTAAAGAAGCAGGGGGAACGCTACCATTATTTTCAAAGTACAGCCTAATAAAATTCCAGATATCGTTATGTGTTCTAAGAAGATTTTCTACATTTGCCTGTAGCAAAACATGCATTTGCTTATCTTCGAGTAGTGCAGATATAACCCTTGCTTCTGTATTATTCACTAAGCCACTTCCTCGCCATCGCTCTGCGCTCTTTGCGCTCTTGCAAATCTAATTGATAATCTTTTTTACCGTTGATAATCTTTTCTGCGTTGTATGCAAAATAATTCCAACTTGGTTCTTGTGCAACACTAAAATAATAATCAAGTAATTCATAGCAATTACTAATGCCATAAGATTCTATCAAGGCATCAGAAGCCCACTGCTCTACATTTAAATTCAGAGATGGCTTTTGCTCATACTTTGCTGTATGTAACTTGCTGTACCTACTAAGCAAAGCCATGCGGTCTTTGCGTTCAGCCATTATGCCTCTGCAGCCTCTTCCTGTGCTTCTTTAATCTTGTCAGTGAGTTTTTCTTCTACAAACTTGTAGACACGCTCAAATGCCTGCTCAGTAGTCTCGCCATCACGCTTGCTATCAATAACGCCAAGATCAAGTCTTAGAGATTGAAAGTTTCCAAGGTTTAGCGTATATCCCAGAGTTACATTTACTTTTGTTGAATCGTTTTCCATTACCCCACCCATTTCATAGTTTTAAATACTTTCAGACCAAACAGGAATAAACCTTCCATCTTCAGTCTTCGTATATGTAAGTATACCGTCTCCCATTCGCCTTGTCAACTCCTGGCTTGTAGGCGTACTATTATTTGTTATTAGTCCATCTTTTCTTGGTTGTCCTATATGTATACTTGCAAGTATAGCACGAATCTCTCTAACGTGGTCTTCTGAATAATAAGATCTGATTTGAAATCCAGTCTTACCACCAATACTTGAACCCACTGGTCTTGGAATGACTCCTCGTTTAATTAAACTTGGCATATACTTTCTATGACGATTAATTAATTTAGCAGTCTCAGCAACGGTATATGCTCGTTGTCTATTTTTTCTAAAGTCAGAACGCAAACATGTTTCTATTCTATCTTTATTAATATTATAAACAGTTACCATTCCAGTAGAACGTGAACTATGATATAGCCTTACAAGATCACCATTTAAAAACCAAACCTTTTGATTTCCTTTTATTACAGGCTCGTTATTGTACGCTTGGCTCTGGATTTTTCCTTTTGCAGTATCCATCTACCTTGCTCACTTTCTGAAGGAGGGTGAAAAAAAATTCTTGATCCACATAACACACAAAAGATCTCTATATGTTCGGTTGTATTGTATTGTCTATCGACAAGCATACGACCTTTGCATTTTTTGCAAAAAATCATTTCCCACCCTTAACTTTAGTTTGGTATACCAAGAATAATTAAATTAACTGCTAATGATAAATCTCCAGAAGCACCAAACCTAACTATTCCTTCTACTCTAGAAGTTGTAACTGTTTTTAAAATAACACTAACATTTTGTCCAGCAGGTGTGTTTCCAATGTTTACTGGTGTAGCAGTGGCTATTGGTTGGTACTTAAAGTCGCTTGGAAAGTCATATGAGAATGTTTTTTCGTTTCCTGCTGATACTGTTGAGTTGTTTGCTACCTCAACATACCCGCCAATCATACGAGCCTCAGATGTTTTTACGCTTTGTTTTCCTGCGCTTACGGTATCTACCGTTGTGTAGTTGTAGGTTGCTGAAGAAACCTGTGTAGACAGATCATTAATAGTATCAGCCAACTGATAGATGTATGTAACATCTAAGGGTTGTCCTCGTTCTGGTAGCGGTACTTTAGCCATTATCTCTCCATTATATCATTAGATCGTATGCATTGCAGGGTTATAAACCAAAAGGTTTGCAGAATCTCTTGTTATTGGTTCACCCTTTAAGTAAACTTCTATTGTTACTCTATTTGGTGCTTGTGTTTGATCTACACCATTAATATAAAACGTAGTTGGATGAACAAGATTAATAGAATTACCAGAGACTCTTTGAACATAATTCCAATCTCCATTTCCTGCAGCCCTACTCCACTTTACCCAAACATCATAATCTTTAGCCTGACGAATTACCTGAGTGCCTATTTTAATAGTAACTGTATCCCATGCAACAGTAGTTATTCCTGAAGAAACAATGGTTATGTTTCCAGGAACATAAATATATTCTGGATCAAGCGTTACTATTGGTGACCAGTGTGAGGTTCTGTTTTTATCTTCAGAAATAATTCTATATCTTATATCATATTTTTCTGTAGTACTATTTATTGTTGGAAGATTATCTTGTTCAACTTTAACCTTTTTAATAGTTTCATTTTCCATTATGTTACCCCAATTGAAAATCTAAATTCAATATAATTACTTGTATTTGGTGACTTAATAATTGTTTCTGCACCGTCAGTCTTAATTACTGAGTATCCTGTTAAGCCATATAATGGGTTAACTGTTGCTACGTTTTCTAATCTAATGGCATCCAAAGCAATGTAGTAATCTTCAGATGGAACTCCACCATCAATAACACATGCATAAATTTTAACAACTGTTACGGCGTTCCAAGTAAAGTTTGCGCTTGTATATAATTCCTGTAGTTGCTTAGTAACAACAAAATATCTATTTGTTGAAAAGTCTTGAACATCTTCTGGATTCCCTGATGTTCCATGATTTATTTCTGCTTCAAACCTTGCAAACCCAGTAGGTGTTGATGCATCTGTATCTGCAAAATCTACTAATATTCTAATTGTTTCTGGTATTGCTAAAGAGTCTCCATCTTTATTTACTAAAGAAAATGCTAGTTTTAGTTCATCAGTTGGAGAGTTTCTTGTAAAGTCTACATTTGCTCCAGTTAAATGGATATGATTTGATCCAGGCTCTATAACAAAGTGATCTGCTGCTGGACCACTTTCTTCATTAATTGTAAGATCTGAGTCATCGCCTTGAATAAAAATTGTATTATTTAAAAATCTACATCTTTCATATCTTGCTGAACGAGCAGGCTTGTAAAAAATAGAGTTATCTGCATTTGTTTGAAATACTGATTCTGCAATAGCAATAACATTGTCATCATTTGGATCGTCAAGTGGTGAAGAATAAGAAGGGATTGCAGTTGCAGCCGATGCTGTATGATGTTGCCAGTTTTCTGCAGTTGTAAAAGCAAAAACTGTTTTACTGTCATATGCTCCAGCGGAAGGGTTAGATCCTGCTGAGTATAAACCAACCTCTGTAATCTCATATCTTTCTTCTGTTGGTAGTTCTGCAGTTAAAACAATTTTATTAACACCATTTTCATTAACAAACCCTCTGGATGAAACTGGTATTCTAAACATTTCAAAATCAAGGGCTTCCTTTGTGGCAAAATTACCAGGGGTGTCTTCAAGGTCAAGTGGGGTAGGACCACAGCCAACCGCTATAAAAGAAGCATAGGCAGGAGCCTGTCCAAGCATATATTTTCCTATAATGCTTTTACCAGTGTTAGTTATCATGACGTGATTTCTCCAAATTCCGCTTCATATATTGTACCACTTACCGTAATTTCTATCTCAATCTGCTCATCTTGTTCAACATTTACAGCCTCAATTACTAGGTTTCCATTTGTAGAATCAATATATATGTGATTTCCATTAGGACCAGTGCCAACTTTTGGTATCTTATTTTCAAGTTTAATAGGAAAATTAGCAAAATACTTATCAGATGTAGCCTGAACACTAAGTATATTATTAGGGTTATATTGCTGCTGAATAGATGAAAGGTTCTTGATTGGCTGATAAGAAACTTGCTGACCATTAATAATATCATTACGAGCAATATTGATTAACTCTTGCCCACCAATATTTTCAAATATAAGATCAGTCATTACCTCAATTGGTAATTCATCATCATTAAATAAAACTGTATCAATTGGTGCTGTTTTTACTGGAGGAGGTGGCGGAAGCGCAGCAGCAACTGAAGCAGTTGTTATGTCTGCTGGAGTTATTGGTGTAGCACTTGTATATCCGCCAGAATATGTACTTCCTCCGCCACTATCTGTAGTAGTTGTAGTAGTTGTTGTAGTACCAGTTTCAGTGGTACTTGCTGTTGTTGTGGATGTTGTTGTTTCATCTACTTTTGTTGTTTCTTGTGTTTGAGGAACTAGTGGTGGTGGCACGTCAACTTTTGGCGTAGGTGCTTTTGGTGGTGTTGAAACTTTGGGTGGAATCTTTACAGTTGTTCCAGCCCATATCATGTTACCGCCTTGATATTTAGCCTGTTCTGTAAATTTAGGATTTGCTGCTAAAATTGCTTTAACTGTTGTATTGTTTTCTTTTGCAATAGATGAAAGGGTATCTCCTCTTTCAACAGTTACTTTAATTGGTGCTGCTGGCGCAGGTACAACTGCAGCCTTTTGTACGCTTTGTGGAACGTAATCTTCACCACCACCATCAATCATATTTCCATAAAATCTCATATTATACCTCACTCAAATATGCTGTCATATTTGGTCCGTCAGTTCCTCTAGAGTATTCAATATTATATACTACAAATCTACTTGTATCAGAAGAAACAAGATCAAGACCAGTAGAGTCTTTATAGTTAAGTGTAACTATATCTCCAAGTTGAAGAGTTGGGATAGAAAACATATTAACACCAACAGATTTTTTAGGATGCATAATCTTATTAATAATCCACCCCATTAAGGCATTAGCATCATCATCTGTTTGAACATATATACTGTCGATTGTAAAATCATTCTTTCCATAAATCATTCTGCTTTGTCTAATTTCATCATATTTAGCCTTTTCAACTAAAGGAGAAAATGCTAAAGTGCTACCTACAAACTCTGGATCTGACAAGTTTCCACGCTTTTTAAAGTACTCATCTACAGTTAATTCATGAGTGGTGTCTTGTGTAAATGTTATACCCTGAATTCTTAAAAAGTTACCAGTAGTTTCGTCAAGACTTAAGGCTTTATCTGTAGCATTAAATATTAAAAACTCTGCTCCATATGAGTCTGCTTTAAATCCAGAGGTAGTGTAGCCTTTAATTCTGTTAAAGGTTGGAGATAGTTGTGCATATAGTGCTGGGTATGCACGATCATATTTAACATCAAAGTATGCACACTCACGCATAATTGATCCAAATTCTTCAAAATACATATTGTACTTAGGTGGCTCCTGTGCACTAATACCAGATAGGTATGTTGATTGAATAATACCACTCATTGCATATTTTCTAAATGATTCGTTTGCATTAATTTTGCCATCTGAAAGAGCAGAAGATAATGTTTCTCCAACTGTAAATACGCTATTTTGAGAATAGTTTTCTGAAAGTGCATAAATGTTTTCAAACATAACTCTTGATGATCCACGAGTAAACAAAGCCATATTGTTATAAATTGGAAGTGGATCTGTATCGTCTACAACCTTAATAAGTTTATTATTAATGTATAAATAGAACCTTCTAGTTTTTCCAATATCTTGATACTCTACTGATAAGTCATATACGGTTGGATTGTCTTCTCCAGACATTCTATATTGTCCAGTAAATCTTCCATCGTCTACAAGTATCTTTGAAAGACCACCCCAAAGTTTAATTGGTATTGCATTATTATTTGAAGAATCTTTTTTAACCTTATAAAATACAATATTATTAATAGACTTTTCAGCCTCACCTTTTGTATTTAACTTTAGATAAGAGTTAATATTATCTTCAGTTAGTGCAATAATTTCAAAATAATATCCATTGTTTGTTTCTGGATTAAGCAATACTGCTAAGCCACCTGAACCTCCACCAATATTAACATTTTGATCTGGCTGTGTTCCAGAAGCCTGATAGTAGGTTGTACTACCTATTGGAGTTTGTGTTCTACTTGTATTGTTTTCTATTTTACCAATAATTCTAACCCTTGTGCCAAAGTGTTTGTAAGCATTATTTAATGACTTATATACATAAGAAACAAAGTTGAGTGGCGTATCTGTAGTTTTAAATGATGGACCATTCATAACTAATGCTGATGACTGAATAGTTCCAGTTTCAGTGCTCTTTAAATTATTTACCTGTGTTTCTGTTAAATAATTATTTGACATAAAGTTTTTTATAATACCATTACGAGTTGTTTGTCTGGCAAGAACATTGTCAACACCTGCTGCGCCAAGCGTAGTTGATGGATAGGTAACATCTTCATCTAACTGTGTTGTAAACATGTATCCCGCTTGCATATTACATCCACGAACATAGTCATTATTAGACCAGTAATCGCTAATACCTGCTGTATGTTCAACTATCGTTGTTCCAAATTGACCACGACCATGGTCTACTACAGCACCATTTTGTAGCCTTGTTATGCCATCGACTGTTTCATAGTATGGTGTTGTATATATTCTTATTAGTCCCGTTGGATAAATTTTTCCATTAAATGGTATTGATGCAAAATATCTTTGGTACTCTTGGTTACTGCTAATCCAGACATTGCCTACCCCAGTTATACTAAACTCTGCGGCATCATACTTTATTACTTCACCATTTGAATATAGATACCCATTGTATCTTGTTATCCAATATATATTTTCTCCAAGATCAATCACATTATTTGTTATAGCATGATTGACTACTGTTGGTGCTACCGCAGGAATAATAGAGTTTAGTGGCATTGCTCCTAAAACATATGCTCCTTGCTTAGATGCAATTTCATTTATTGTTTTAGTATTTTCAGTTCCAGATACTTCCCAAAGCAAAGATGGTTTATATATCCAAGTTTTATTTTGATCAACCATGCTGGACTGTCTAATGCTTCCGTATGATCTTTGAATATATCTAGTTGTATAGTTTATCTTTCCATCGTTATAAATCTTTTTATCTTTTGATGCAATAGATATAATATTAGGAAGATTTCCAGATGTAGAATTTTCAATAACGCCAGTATCTGTTTGATTATTTGATCCAGACAAAACGAAGTCTGTTGATCTCTGATCTACTGTTGGCATTAAATAGTCTTTACTCATAACTACAAAGTTATTGTATTCATCAAAAAACATTGCTGTCTGAGTGGCAAGTGCCAATTGATTTAAAACTTGTGCAACATTTTGATCTGGAGCAACAAAAAAATATGGAATGATTGGGTCTGACTCTCCAGTAACACGTCTAAAGGTATAGTTTGTAAAACCAATATAATCAAGAAGTGTTGTTATTGCATAACTTAAAGATGTTTGGGTAGTTAATAGTCTTGGTGCTGACATAGATTCTAAGAAAAAGAAAAAATCTCTTAACTGGATAGATATTGTTCCTGCAGTTACATCTGCTTGTGGAAAACCCTCTGAGTATAAAGTTTTGATAGGAACATAATAATCAAACCCATTTACACCTAAGATTACTTCATAAAAATTAAATTTGATGTTTTTTCTTACATATTCTGAAACAATGCTTGAAGAATTTTGATCATTAAATGCTTGGTCATCATCAAACAAAGATATCTCTCCGTTAGATGCAAGCAACTGTCCAACTGGCAAAGATGTAATCCCAATATCAGAAAGTGTTTTAGTAATTCTAAAGTCAGTAACTTTATCAGAAATATCAACAATTAATCTTGGAGACATCTCAATTAAATCAAAAGTAGAATCAAACTTATTCATAACATCAACGACTATACGCATTCCACGTATATATTGGAATTCTCTATAAGTTACGTCTCCGTCTATATCATTGTCAAATGAGTCTGGGGATGTTAAATCAGTTACAAAATTAGTGTTATTTGCTACCTCTTCTGAACCTAACTGCCATCCATACTGTGGTGTAAATGTTGCATAGTCTCCATTAGTCCAGATATAGAATGTTCCACGATCCCCTTCGTTTTCAATAACAAGGTAGGCATAACCTTCTACGCTTGTTTCTGGAAGCAATGTGTCTGAAGATAGTGTTTCTGCAAATACAAAAGAAGACTGATACTCTTCTGGAATAATTAAACCATATTCAAGTTCAACGTATCCATCTGTATCTATGATTGGTTCTCCCGATGCTCTTGTGTCATTTTCTCTAAATGAATATGCATCTACCCAACTATTACCCTTAAGGTACTGAACCTTCCATCTTGTGGGAGTTGTTTTATTTGCAGTTCCAAATAATGGATCTGCTATTGAAGAAGTTCCATTAATAAATGGACCTAAATTAACATCACCAATGTTTGTCTGCATTTTAATAATAATTCTATTGGTTGGAACGTTTTCTTTATATACAACAAATGGAACAGCATCATCAATATAGTACAAGCCATTAGAAATATTTTTAGCAATGCCTCTTTCAATATTATTTTCTGTTCTATATGATGTCCAATACTTAAACTCATCATACCTAGAAGGCATATAATATCTTGGTCTTTGTGCCATTGATGCACCAGAGTTTGCTAAAAATTTATTATTAAAATATAGTGGTTTATTAATACCTGATCTAGGTCTAAATGGCTTTAAGCAATCTTCTAAAGAATATATCATCTTCATCTTATCTTTAGTTGATGTAAATAACTGAGGCACATTTGAATTTGTAAAACCACCATCAATTACTACATCGGCATCTGTTGCTCCAGTAAAATAATTTCCAGCATCTAGTTGGTCAAAATCATTTGGTAGTGTAAAATATTGTGAAGAACTGTCTAATGGTCTATACCTATAGTTGCCAAGTTTATAAATATTGTCTGGCATATTCATATTCCACTCAGCCAAAACTAATGACTGAAGTCTAACTGTTGCAGATGTTTCTAGGTGTGTCTTTAGCGCTTCATTTACAAACACTTTAGACCTCTTCCAGCGTTACCGAAATATTCCAAAGATCATGGTTACCACCACCACGTTTTACGACAGTATAGTTGAAGTCAGCAAAGTATACCTGCATAATTTGATTATATTGTGCTAGATGACCATAAGCAGCACTATCTTTACCAAAGTTATTATATTTATCATATGCCAAATACATCCAGAATGGACCCTTATGGTTTTCATACCAATCCAATAACTCTACTCCACCTGCTCCACCATCTGCTGTGTACTCTTGACCAGCAACATTTTTATATGGTGAAGCACCAGTTGTTGGATTAAAATCTGCTGGTAAATGAAAACCTCTAGATGGCAATAGATTCCAAGATAATGACATAGTTAACTTGTCGGCAATATGATAAGACCTCATCCTACCATTGATGGTTCTTTGACGTTGTTCTATTCTTACTGGTTTAAATTGAAGTTCCCCTCGATTATGGTCAGAAAGTATTAAGAACTGGTCTAGAAGGGCTTCATCAGCCCCCTCTGGGGCATCTACGCCTATTTCATAGCCTGTTGGTACATAAACTCCATCTACCAAGGTTCCTGCGTTCTCAGACCAAAGTAAAGCCTGTGGGCGTTGATATCTACGACGACCTGTTAAATATGCTGCGGTAGCCATTATCTTTGTCCTCTAATTCTCTGTGAATCAATATACTTAATCTGACCCATTACTGCTCTAGCAATATCGTTAGAACTTGCATTTGATTGTGGAACTGTAATTCCAATATTATAATTATACATGGTCGTAGAACTGTCTGAAACTGTTGTTGCTACAGATGTTATTGTTGGCATCACTACAGATGAATTATTAGATGAATAAACTGCTGGAGTCATATCTTCAATCATTGAAGGGAACTTAGAATTATTCATCTGATTAAGCATTGGACCAAATCTCTTGGTTGCAGCCTTATTCATTACAAACTCTCCAGGGGTAAGCATTGCTGGAACTGAATCAGATCCAACTCTACCACCTGCAGCAAAATACTTAGGAACCATTCCGCCATAGTTCATTGGCATAATCTTTCCACCATACATTTTCTTTTGTGTACTACTACCGCCACCTCCACTGCTTGTATAAACAGTATTAACAATATTTGTTGTTGTAATAATTCTATTTACATTTTCTGTAAGGGTAATAGTCTTACTCTTTAGTGCCTGCCAAGAAGCAAGAATTGCTGCTGTGTTTTTAGCAGACTTACTTGTTTCTGCTTCAACAGCCTTCATTTTAGACTCTACAGCAGTTAATTCTGTATTAATAATTACCCACTGATCTTTTGTCTGACCTTGGTAAGTAATGCTCTTAATAAGTGCATCAGTTTGTTTCTCATATTGCTCTTTAGCAAGAGTTGCTTTTTCAAGAGCCTGTTGTGCTGGTACTAAAGATTCACGTTGCTTCTTATCTATATCAAATTGATAATCTCTAATCTTTTTATTAATTGGCTCACGAAGAAGTTCTTTAGCATAAATCTGATCTTGTATAGCAAGGATCTGTGCTTCAACAACTTGACGTTGTTGTTCTAGTGCAAATGTTTGTTGACCAATTTGGAACTGACGCTCTTCAATTTGAACCCTTGTCATTCCGCTAACTGATACTGCACCAATCTCTGCTTCTCTTGCTTCTGCAAGTGTTCCAGAAGATCTACGTGACGCAGCCTCTGCAGCGGTTGCCCTCATTTCTTGAGCAGCAGCAGCGGCGGCGGCAATATCTCCTTGACTTAATGCAT